TGCCTATCATGTCTTACGCGATAAATTCATTACAACGGAAAGAATCCGAATTGCGTGACCCACGACATATTCAACAACATGTCATCCGAACACGTAAGAAAGATCCTGACGGCAATCTCTTGATCAACCAACCAGGAGAGCTTGTTGTTGTCGAACGATATATGCCCGTCCCTTACGAAATGGATATCGAGCTATCTATTTGGGCTTCCAATTATGATCAATTAAATCAGATAGTTGAGCAACTTTGCTCTCAGTTTAACCCTGATTTAGAATTGGCGATTTCGGATTCTCCTTCTGACTGGACCTCGCCAACGCGGATACTTCATAACGGTGCGGTGTCTTATGATGAGATCACACCGGCTGAGAGACCTGACCCGGCTATTATTGCGAGACTATCATTTATTGTGACGACACGGTTGTCGTTGCCTGTCCGTGTCTATGACGCAACTCTAATTCATGAGATAGATGTGAATATTCGTGAATTGGAAGATTTCGGTTTTATGTATTTTGGCGAAAACATTGATCTGCCTGGGATGCCGTTGTTGAATGAGTTGGTCATCATTGCGACGCCACAGCAAATAATAGATCATGAAGGTCAGTGATATATAGCTGATTGAACAAACAGAAAAAGTCTTCAGACCGTAAATACCGTGAGTATACTGGTCCACGAGGATTCAAGTCACTATGGTATCAAACACACTCGTTTCTCCTGGTGTAAGTGTCACCGTTTCGACGAACAAAGAATCGACGATCGTTTCCCCGACTTCGATCCCTTTGATCTTCATTGCGACGCGCGCTAACAAGCAAGCTCCTGACGGTTCTGGAACTGCACTAGGCACGATCGAATCAAATAATCTACAAACCTTCACTTCGCAAACCGAACTGTTGAATGCTTACGGCAACCCTGTATTCGTTACAAGCGATGGCCTTCCAGTCCAAGGCGATGAGACTAATGAATATGGTCTGATCACGGCATATACTGCTTGCGGTATTACTGGAACGGTTATGATTGTGCGGGCCGACATTGATCTTGGTCAACTGGTTCCAACCACTGTTGAACCGGTATTGACTGCTCCTGACGGAACTTATTGGATTGACTCGGACGCAGTAATCGGTGGTATTTTCACCTTTAACGGTTCAACTTGGTCGGCCGTAAACTTTGATGTCTACACCACTGCACCGACAAACGCTGATGGCGCAGATGGAGATTGGGGTTTTGATTACAGCACATTAAACGGCACTATTGTCTTCAAGGATGCTGGAGCATGGTTCCCGGCAACAACCGCCAATTTGACCTCACTGGCTGGTGCTACCGATCCTCTATATGTTCAGTCTACAACTCCGGTTGGTGCCGTAGCTGGTGACTTCTGGTATAAGACTACTTCGAGTGGTGGTGGTACAAATCTTGCTCTGACAAAGTATCGGGCAAGTGATGGTGTATGGGTAACTCAGCCGATCACTCGGCAGAACACTGCTCCTGCTCCGGTCCAGAACACCATCTGGGAAGATACATCTGGTATTGCAACAACTGGTTTCCGGCCACTAAATGTTGGAACCGGCGCAGAATTCATCACCCTTCCGGTCTTCGTTCAGGCAACTGCTCCAACCGAAGCACCGGCAGAGGGAACTCTGTGGTACGACGATACCTACACCGATTTCGCTATGTATGTCGAGAACGGCAATATCTGGGTTCCGATTGTTACCACATTGGTCAGCAACCCATCTTCAACCGAGAAGGTTATCTCTGCCTCGCCACCGCAGTTTCCACAACAGGATGCTATCTGGATTGATGTTTCATCCAATCTAAACATTGATAACTTCCCGGTTGTCATGCGTTGGTCTGGCACCGAATGGGAGGATATTACATCCACCATTTACATCCGAAGCGAAGATCCTGTTGCCTCCTTGGTTCTGGACGGTTCTTATTGGGTCAATACTGGTGAAAGCATCACCCGGTTCTTGGTCAAGAAGTATGACAGCACCTTCAAGGGACTAACTGTTGACAACACCGGTGCTACCGTATTTGAAACCGTTAACGGCGACTTCAACCATTGGGCACCACAGAACGGTGACGATCGGGCTGCACTATTTGGCCGTCTGTCACAACGTGAATTGGTTGTCAGCGCATTGAAGGAAGTCATCACCGCCAACCAGGAAATTCGGTCTGAGAACAACTACTACCAGTTGATCGCCTGCCCGTTCTATCCCGAGACATACGGTGATATCTCCACCTTGAACGAGGATATTGGACAGATCTCCTTCGCACTGTTTGATGTGCCGAAGTTCGTTATTCCGTCTGGAATTGCAGTAGGTCGTGAAATCACGATTTCCGATTGGGCCACTGACACACGGAACGTAGCAGAGACCGGTGAGCAAGGCTTTATTGGAGCACCAGATCCTTTCCAGGCTACTTGGTATCCTGGCGGTCTGGCAACCAACCCCACAGACGGTAACACTGTTTACGTGCCGCCGACCTATATCGCATTGCGCACAATTGCTTACTCAGACAGTGTAAGCTATCCATGGTATCCGCCAGCAGGTTCTACCCGTGGTCTGGTAACCAACGTATCATCGGTTGGATACATTTCTGATCTTGGTGATTACGTTCCAGTCCAGATGAACCGACCGCAGCGTGACATCTGCTACAATAACAAGATCAACCCAATTGCAAATATTCCGCATGTTGGTCTGGTTGTCTACGGTCAGAAGACTCAATCGGTTCCAGGAATTCTGGACCGCATCAACGTAGTCCGCTTGATCTGCAAGATGAAGTATGACTTCCAGCGGTTGATGGAGCCATTCCTATTCGAGTTGAACAACACGACAACTCGCAGAAGCGCTACCATCGTTGCTGAGCGCTATCTTGCTGGTCTGGTATCACTGAACGCATTGTACGACTATGCTGTTCTCTGCGATAGCAGCAACAACACAGGTGCGGTTATCGCCGCTCACCAGATGATTGTTGACGTTGCTATCAAGCCGCAGCTATCTATCGAATTCATCTACGTCCCGATCCTGGTTCTTGAACCAGACGATGAATTCACGTTCTAAGGAAAACGGGGCTTCGGCCCCGTTTTTTTATCTGATATCTTGAACTTGAAATCAGGCTTTATAAATACCTAGTAATGGACACTATAAAACTGACGAAAAGAACTGTATCAACAATCGAAAGAGTGGCTGATCAAGCATTAGAGCACATTCCAATGACATTTTCGGGCACTGATCTGGCCCCCGGTCGAAAAGTATTCTTCCCTATACCTATGAAAAGTAGACCGAAGGATATGACAGACTTTCTTTACATCTACGCTGAGTCAAAATTATCAGGTCCCCCCGCCGACAAGGTATCTGGATTTACTGATGATGATGTCAAGGATGAGACCGGTGGACACTATTGGTGGATGCACTTATAGATTGGATACGTTTTTAGAGGAAATCATTACAGATCTCTCATTGCGTAATAGGTTCATTTATCGGATCAATGAGATGAGACAAATGGTTCATCTTGACGAAACCTTTCTGGAATTAGCCAATAAAGAATGGTTATCCAGTAAGACCCGATCATTCAAAGTGGAGACGCTACATTAGTGCTAATCTTTCTTGCACCACCAGAAACCGAGTTAGAAGAAAAAAAGATATGGCTCGGCAATACAAGTTCGGTATTAAGTAAAGCTGGCCGCGAGGCAGCAATTGACTTTGCACGCAATGATATGTGGATGAAACCATCCCGTGTGTTCGGTGCGCCAGCCGAGCATATCATCGAATTCTCGTCCATCATCTTACCGTTCTTTACACCTACAATTGTAGAAGAATTTACCGACCGATCAATGGGTTCTCTTACGGGACGTGGTTATCGTGAAACAATGCTCGAATTCCCGAGACGCAATTGGTTGGCTTGGCAACGCTCATTTTGGAATGCTCCACCACAAGGTGAAAGTTTGTTTGACATTTCAGATCGAGTTATCACTGCATTTCAAGTGAAGGTTCTGCCAATCTCGATAACTGAAACTGTATTAATCATCTGTGCACCAGATATCATGCGGATTTTGCTTGGTTTTTTGACTAAGACAGAAGAAACAGAACTACACAAAATGAATATTGAACCGATTGTTCCATATGTTGTCAACGGAATCATAGAGGGCTTTCCTGGTAAATAGTCGTACATCATTTACAGGGGAAAGATGAATGCTGCATATATCTATTATAAATGCAAGCAACACTATTACAGATGCGGAAGCGGCTGCTGCTGTTGCCGCCCTTCAGATTCAAACAACTCGTGATTTTGCCCCGACTTGGGGTATTGATGCCACATTAACGTTTGTCCCAAAGGGCCGTGCTCCTAAACCGAATGAATGGCAGTTGGCAATTCTTGACAACTCTGATCAGGCCGGCGCGTTAGGTTATCATGATATCACCAGCACGGGTCAGCCCCTTGGAAAGATCTTCGCTGGAACCGATAAGCTATATGGTTTGTCTTGGACTGTTACCGCAAGCCATGAACTGTTTGAGATGATGGTAGATCCATGGGTAAATCTTACTGTGTTTGATCAGCGCTCGATTCATGGTGGCCGACTTTATGCTTATGAAGTTTGCGACGCCTGTGAAGATGATCAGTTTGCGTATAGAATTAACAATGTTCTATTGTCTGATTTTGTAACCCCGGCATGGTTTGAGGGATGGCGGGCTGCCCATTCTACTAAGTTTGACTTCCAAAATCATATCACCGCCCCGTTCCAACTTTTGACTGGTGGTTACATCGGCTACTTTGATATCCGTAATAGTGGTGGGTGGAAGCAACTATTTGCTGACAACGTGCCAGAACATAAATCGCGTCTTGCTGTCGGTTCTCGTCGCGAACGGCGCACCGTTGAAAAGGATCGTCTGTCTCATTCCAAAGTATAACCTTGATCTCGACAAAGATCGGGATAAATTGGTGATATGATAATGGAGCATGATGAAGAAAAGTGAAGTACTAGATCAGTACTTCACCAAAAGACCACTGGCAAAAGAACTCTATGACACAACAGTCTCTATCCTCTCGGAGCATGGAGTAGAGTTTGATTGTTGGTTGGAGCCGGCGGCAGGAGATGGTGCGTTTTTTAATATCCTGCCGCCGGATACCAGAATGGGAATTGACATTGATAAGAAGTTAGATGAAATCATAGAAGATGATTTCCTCACCATCGATATCGCCGCATTTCACGGTCTTCGTTATATTGCTATCGGCAACCCACCATTTGGTAAGAACGCAACATTAGCAGTCAAATTCTTTAACCGTTGTGCCGATATGTGTGAAGCAGTAGCCTTCATTGTTCCTCAGACATTTAAGAAATACAGCGTCATAAATCGTCTGCATCCCTGCTTCTGTTTAATATACCAACAAGACTTACCTGACAACTCGTTTGAGATCGACGGGCAGGATAAATCTGTCCCATGCGTTTTTCAGATATGGATCAAAACTGGCGAAGATCGTCCTCGGATAACAGTCCATCGCTCCCACCCAGATCTTGAGTTTTTGCCAACAGATAGATTACACGAAGCTACTATTTTGTTTCAACGGGTAGGGGTAGCCGCAGGAACCTTCAAAAGCCCAGGAAACGGATCAGGATATTCATGGAAATCTAATTACCATATTAGATGTTCTGAAAAGGCTGCTGAGGTTTTACGATCCATTACTGTTTGGCCGACCAAATATCATACGGCGGGAAACCCAAGTATAAGCAAGAGCGATCTCATCGAGGCATATATC